GTACATTGGGACGATTGGCACTAGTATCTTCTTTGACTTGCTTTTTGCCACTGATCTTAGATTCTACTACTTCTTTGGGCTTAGTCACAGTTTCGATGAGTCGAGTAACTTCGGCTTCGATTCGGGCCGACTCTTGTTCAGTGAGTTCAAGTCCGCGCAGCGACATTCTAGCCAGCCAAGCATAAGTGCTCACAAAGGCACTATCATCAACTTTGGCCATAGCTTTGGCTTCTTGTGTTTTGCCTGTCATATCCAAAAACTGAATCATCAGTTCTTTAGCATCCTTGCGGCCAAAGAACCTGCTGTACCATGAAAATGATTTAGTCAGCACGCCAAGTCTAACATCATCTTGGGGCTGTTCGGGAAAGTAAGGTTCGTTACCCAAATACCCAGTATCGGTATCTTTTGGATTAAGCGCCTTGACTAGCGATTCAATATCTGTGCGAACGCGAGTGCGGGCAGTGGGTTTACGGGTAGCAGCTTGTCGAACCATTTGTAACTCCAAAATAGTAATTTTGAAACGCTATTATAGCAGCATCTTTAATTTATGTCAACCTTTATTTAACATTGAGATTTTACGATAAATAAAACATAAGAATCTAAACCTATGCCAAAATTATCACTTTATAGACCAGTCAAGTCCAATGACTACCGTTTTTTAGATAAAACCGTTTATCAGCAATTTACTGTGGGCGGGACTGATTTATATATTCACAAGTATTTGGGCCCAACACCTCAAGGTCCTTCTAACGATTTTACTCAGCCTCAATACGATATTCTTAGTCCCACTAATATACAAGATTTACTATTTTTAGAGAATAGAGATCGGACATATGAAAGTAGTATTATTAGATTGCGTGGACACTACAATGTACAGAATCTAGACTTTGATTTAAGTCAGTTTGGATTATTTTTAAACAACGATATCATTTTTATCACTGTTCACTATAACAACATGATTGATTTAGTGGGTAGAAAACTGATTGTAGGTGATGTACTAGAACTTCCCCATCTGCTAGATTATAACCCACTAGATGAAACTATCCCTGTAGCCTTACGAAGATTTTATCAAATCACTGATGGTAATTTTGCTAGTGAAGGGTTTAGTCAAACTTGGTATCCTCATTTATGGCGTATTAAGTGCGAGCCCCTAGTAAACACTGAAGAATTTAGTCAAATATTAACTGAGCCCATTAACACAGATAACTTTCTTGGACCATGGGATAAAGATAAACCATATCCTCAGGGGTATGTCATTACATATGGTGGTACAAACTATATTTCTAAAAAACCTGTTCCACCTGGCGTTAATCCGCCCGATCCTGAATACTGGGAGGTTGATACGAATCGAAATCTTGCAGACATTATTTCTACTTATAACAAGAACATTGCAATCAATAATGCGGCTCTTGAGGAAGCTAAAAGATTATTACCACTTAGCGGCTACGACAATCAAAATCTTTATGTTGTACCTACATATGGCATCAACTCAGGTAAGCTAGATCAGCCCGCACCACCTACTAATATAGTTGTACCTGTTGGAGCACCTGCTGTGGGCAGAGTAGCAATGATTACTACACCAGGGTATGCAAAGCCTAGCCCTGTTATTAGATTACCCAAAGCAGCAGCAAAAAGTATTTGGGATATGACGGCAGACGCTGATATAACTTCTATCGGAGATTATTCTACTCTAACACTAGAGTCATTAGTATTGCCAGCTACAGTAACAGACACAGGATCGGGTGCAGTATCAGGCACTGGAGTAGTCGCTATACGCAGTATGGGCATGATAACTGGTCCATACGGTACAGCGGACAATACTTATTCAACAGCAGACCAAAACCCAGAATTGCCTGGCTTTACTGATACTATTCAGCCTTGGATGGACTTTAGAGCAGATTGTGATCCTAGATTCCAATTCATTGCCAGATCAACGCCAAGAAGCTTTGGTTACTTATCTGGATATTTAACAGGAACTCAAGAAGCACCAAATGGTACACCCACTGGTGTTGGTATTGCGTTTCCACAGAACCCCAAGATTGGAGACTACTTCTTACGAATCGATTATTTACCTCAAGTATTGTATCGTTGGAACGGCGACCTGTGGATCAGAGTTTCTTCTAATGTTAGAACAGATACTGGCTTCACTGAAGAAGATAAAGCACTACTATCTACATTCATAAATAATAGCAATACATTTATGAGTACTACAGGGGCAGTGATACCAGAAAAGCAAAATCTGTCTACTATATTAACCATTGCTCCAGACAATCTCCCGCCTAAACCATAAAGGATTTAACTTTTATTTTTACAATTATCAAAATGCCATCTTGGCATAGATGAAGAACCACCCTGCTTACCACAATGTGGACATTCTACAATTGAATACTTCATCCCGGTGCGACTTTTAGCACTTTTATCAACCCATTCTTGTGATATAGGTTTACCTTTATTTTTATTAGGAATTGTTCTTGGTTTAGGTTTTTTGTATTTTAAGCCTATTTTTTTAGCCAAATACTCCGGTGTGCGTTTTATTCCCTTTTGTCGCATACTTTTATGTGCATTTTCTTCTGGTGTGTGTTTTCTACCTTTATGTGCTTCAGCAATCTTTCGTCTTCCTTTAGGTCCCGGGTCGCCACCATCTTTACCATCTTCAACTTTTAAGTTAGCCCATTCGTCTGATTCAACTATGTTATGTTTAGCTGAAAAGGTCAACGCAAACTCAGTACATTCTTCTTGTGTATTGAACTCCCACACTTGAACGGTCTCAACTGAACTCCCATGTTTGTTCAGGTGGCGTACCCAATATTTGCCAGAACCATTATATGTATAGGGTTCTATTGTAGTTTTTCCAAAGTAATTTAATCTGGTAATAAGGTGACGCTTGTGGTAAAGATAAATAGTCATGCTGATTGCTCCTTTGTAGCATTAGAGTAACTGGGTGTCCGAAGCCGCGAGTTACACTACTATTTATGTAAGGAATATAATTTTGGCCGCCTTTTTCTATGATCAGCAAATCCGCAGATTTTTAATCCAATTCGCAAAAATTTTCTCTATGTGGCAAGTGACTAAGGGAAAAGATCCTGCAGGTAATCCTATATTGCTTCGCATACCTATAATGTATGGGGACAGTAGCCGCCAAGCAGCTACCATTATTGCTAATAACAGTGCTAGTAATCTGCCCAGTGCACCTTTATTAACTTATTATATTAGTGGTCTAGAGTATGATCAGCGTAGAACACAAGACCCAACCTTTGTAGACAAGATAAATGTTAGACAGCGTGCTTATAATAGCGAAACCCAAACATATGAACAGGTACAGGGGCAAGCATTTAATGTTGAGCGGTTAATGCCGGTCCCGTATACCTTAAGAATCACGGTAGAGTTATGGACTACCAACATTAATCAAAAATTAGAATTTGTAGAGCAATTAGGTACACTGTTTAATCCCTCACTAGAGATACAAAGTACAGATAACTTTATCGATTGGACTTCTCTATCAGTAGTGTATCAAGATGGAATCACATGGACTTCCCGTTCTATACCACAAGGTACTGGTAATCCAATCGATGTTTTTAGTTGGAAGTTTTACATGCCTATATGGATTAGCACTCCTGCTAAACTTAAAAAGTTTGGTGTTATTGAAAAAATTATTGCATCTATATTCAGAGGGCACGCTCTTACTGATATACAAGATGAAGATTTATTATTGGGCACCCGTCAAAAAATAACACCATATGGTTATAATTTACTTTTGGTTGGTAATACGCTACAATTACTTCCAGGCAATCAAAATTTTGATCCTTCTAATTTAGATACTACACTACCAAACATGCCCAATACTGATTTATATTGGTCAGCATTATTAAATGTGTATGGAGTGATTAGACCGGGCATTAGTCAAATTTGGTTACAAAATCCCTATATGGATACTGAAATCGTAGGTACTATTGCGCTTGACCCCCTTGATGATAGATTGTTGATTTATAACATCGATACTGATACTCTACCACAAAATACTCTTCAACCTATTACTAGCATTATTAATCCACTAGTAGCAGGTCCTAATGCAGGGCTACCTGGACCTACAAATGGTAGAAGGTATTTAATAGTAGAGTCGATTGGATCACCAGGTAACCCCACAGTAGCTTGGGGTGATTTAGTAGCCAATGCCAACGATATCATAGAATATCAAACTTCTCAGGGCGGGTGGTTTGTTAGCTTTGATTCTGTGCAAGATACTGCTGTACAATATGTTACCAATTTAACTACCAATTTACAGTATAGATATACAGATGGTGTTTGGATGAAGTCATATGAAGGATGGTATTCTCAGGGAGATTATTCTATCGTCATTTGATTTTAGATAAATGTTAGTATGAACATAATTTCTGCCGGCGTCTTTTTTTACTCACTAGATAATAAAAGATATCTTTACTTACTTAGAACTGATAACAAGCACCCCAGTAACTGGGGTATTCCTGGTGGTAAAATAGAAAGTGATGAAACTCTACTTGAAGGTATAGAGCGTGAGTGCTTAGAAGAGATAGGATTTTTTCCTGATAGAGCAAAATTAGTTCCCATACAAAAATTCGTCAATAACTCATTTGTTTATCACACATTTTTCTGTGAAGTTGATAGTGAATTTATACCCACATTAAACGATGAACACTGTGGATATGCTTGGGTAGAAGAAAATCAGTATCCCAAACCACTTCATCCTGGCTTATTTAGTACTGTTAATTTTGATGTAGTTAGAGATAAGCTACACGCACTTACAAAAAAAGCCGCTTAATGCGGCTTTTTTTATTTAAACAACTTAGATATCGTGTCGAATCCCATAGATCCTAACACTACACCTGCTCCCATAATCATCCAACGCCATTTTTCTAGAACTGAAATCTTACTAGATAGAGATTTATGCTCTGCTACATTTTGCTCATGGTATTCTTTAATCAAGGCTTGATAGGACTCTGCATGACGATCTATACAATCATGCAGTTCCTTCAAATCTACCTTAATCTCTGCTACTTTTTCTTCAACATTACCGACTTGCACTTGTAAAACTGCAATGTCGGTATCTGTTTTTTGAGCAGCGG